CCTCATAAGGTCTGACCAATTGTCTACAAAACAAGTTATGGTAAAATTTAAAGAGGATCCAGAGTTTGCGCTCTGGTATAAAGAGAAATACACTAAAAAATGGTACACATACCCATGAATCCAGATAACATAAAAGACCCTAAGCACTACTCAAGGTGGAAAATAGAACCTGTACAATTTATGATGGAAAATGAAATACCCTATGCTGAGGGTAACGTAATAAAATATATTATGAGATGGAGATACAAGGGTGGATTAGAAGATTTACATAAAGCGCAAGAGTATATAAATCTTTTAATTGAAAATGAATTGGAGAACAGTAGTGAATAGTTATGTAATTAAAAACACACATAGGTGGGAAAAATTCTATGAAATAATTGGAACCATTACTACAGTCGTTGGTGTATATCTTATCTCAGAAGGATACTATGTACAAGGATTCTTAATAAATGGATTTAGTGATATAGTATGGGCTTGGTGGGGCTTTCTAAAGAAAGCTTATTATTTAATTGGATTGCAGGTGTTATTATTTATACTTATGATGAACGGAGTATATAACAACTTATGAAAAACAGAAAGTTTAAAAAGTATCCATTGGTATTGATTGAATGGTATGACCACGCAGGTGAGGGTGGTTGGGTTGAGATGAAGGATCTTGAAGAAGAACCGATACTGGCTAAGACTGTAGGGTGGTTATTAAAAGAAGACAAGTTACGGTACCATGTAATGAATACATTAACCAATGACAATGGTCAAGGGGGTAACTCAGAGATACTTAAGGGTACTGTAAAATCTGCTAAGATACTTAGAAAATCTTTTTAACGTCTCTGCCTGCTCTTGTTTACATCGTGCCAAGCCGTTATATATTTATCTATGTTGCCTTTCATTTCTGGAAATGCATCTAAAATTTCTTGTTTAGTTAATTCTCCTTCAGCTACATACCTACCTAAATATCCTCTTACTTCTTCTAGCTTTTCCTCTGTAACTGATATTGTTTTTCCTTTATATTTATATTTAAAAGACTTACCAGTTAATTTTTTCTTTTTATCTAACATATAATCCATACTAGTAGGCCCTAAATTATATGCTGCTAACGCTGTTGCTCGTGCTCCTTTAACATCAAATCTAGGCATATACTGAGTTCCAGTTTTATCCCAACGCCCTTGAGCATCTTTACCAAATACAGTTTTGCCATGTTTATCTCGATACTTTCCTGTATTTGTTCCTGCATATCTGTCTTCATATTTTCCTAATAAAGATGTTAAATATCTGTTAGAATGTCCTCGTTGTTTACCGCCTGTATCATAATCTTTTGGACCCCTAAGATTGGTGGCACCGTACCATCTTAAGTTACCTACATCGCTGTGCGCTTTTGGTTTTACTTGATAAGGTCCTACTGCTTTTGATACTGGATTTACATATAAATGAGGATCTTTACTGTTGAGAACTAAATCCCCTCCTTCAATTCTAGAAACCACTTCCATATTAAATGGCTCAACATCTCTTCCAAATAATGTATCTGTATCAGTATACCCTTGTGGTATTTCTACCGCTTTGGGAGTTACAATACTAGGGATTTCCTCCTTAGGAGGAGGAGGTACAATATCCTCGCGTTTATCCTTTCCAAAAAATTCTTGATACCATCCAGATTGATAAATTAATTTATCTACCAGCCTTTCAGTAAGAGTATTGGTTGGTGTAGTGGACTCCGCCATTGCTACCAAGAGCCAACAACTAATCCAAGAATAAAGAAACCAGCGTACCATATTATGTTAGGAAGTGATTCACATAAATCTAGTGCATAATCTTTTATTTCATCAAATTTCATTTTATTACTCCTTTTATTTTCCAACTTTTTTAACCCGTTCAAAACTTCTAGCACCAGCTAATCCAAGCATACCTAGTAATACAGGCATCATCGTACTTATGTCAGCCTGAGGAACCATGATTCCAAATGGATCTGCTAATGGTGAAATTAAGAAATTCACTGTAAACCCAGCTACGCATACCCACGCACACGCTGGTCGCCAACCCGCTTGAAACCAATTACCTTTGGCGTCTTCTTTGTTTACTTCTATTTGTGCTATAGCAATTTGGTGAGCTTGTCTCTCAGCTAAGGTTGCTATTTCATGTGCTAACTTTTGCTTAGTGTCAGCATCGGGTATAAATTTATCCAGTAGTGAGGCTACTGGTCCTATAAGTGCTTGTAACATTTCTAATCCTCCACTAAGTACTACAACAACGATAATCTTCTATAATTAAATCAAACTCATCTACATCTTGTAAGATATACATAAACTCGGTAAACCCCCTTCCGCTAGCAAGTACTGCAGCTCTTCCGTTTAGTTTACCAAATTCTTCAGCAATAAGTACACATCCCTGTGTGTTATGTTCACTATTCCCTTTGTGAAACAATATATGTGTTCTTTCCGCTACGTCTAATATTTCAAATGTATTTCCAAACCTTGGAGACTTAACTCTTTTACAATTGTATGGTCCTGAAGGAATACAACTTATGCCTTTTTTATTATCTTCCCAAGATGGTTCTAGGGTTACAGCAAATGGAGTATTACCATTTATTAATACACCAAATGTAGCATCTTCATTTTCAATTACTCTCTTTAGCGTCAGTTCCATACATAGCCTCTAGTTTCTTTTTTTCTAATCTATAATTCTTTTGTTTAAAATAAATACTTACAAGTAGTGAGCAAAAAGCTATGCCAATAGCAAACAGAGTTGAGTAATGATTTATATAAGCAGCAATGCAAGCCCATCCCGAACAACCATAGGTTACAAAATCTATAGCTTTAACCACAGCTTCTGGGTGTTTAGTAATCATCTAGCCTTTCTCCATTTTGAACCTTCATCCATAAAAGTGTTTTCTTTTAAAAAGTTTTCTAATGTTTTAATAGCTTCATCTCGTATTTCTTTATTTACGTTTAACGCTGGGGTTAGTTTAACAAGTTCTCTAGCCAATGCTTTTGGCTTCTGTTTAACGAGTCCTTCTGCAAAAAAAGCTTTAAACAAAGCTTCCCCCTTAGCTACTGTTGGACCCATAGCTATTCCAACTATTCCCGTATAAGAATGAAACATAGAGTCAAACACAAAATTACCCATACCAAATAATCCAGCTCTTTCTATAGCACGTAATACTCTCCGCTCTGACTCAGAAAGTTTTTTAAATCTTTGTTCATATAATGGATTACCCTTATCTCCATATCTTAGAGCATCTATTATTTGATTAGATAAATCTGCAATGAGGAGAAGGCCCATTCCAGTACCTATTGTATATACACCAGCTCTTCCTCCCGATACTGGCATTCCTTGGTCATGAAATCCTTTATAAGTTTCTATTCCCCATTTAGCAATAACTCTGTTACCAATTAAGGTTGGAAAAGTTTTGAGATGTCTTAACCATCCTAAATTAGGATTTGAGTGCCATAGAGGAAGTGTTGCTGGATTAGGAGTTAATACCGAATCTTCAGCAAATATGTGAGCACCACGTTTTAACTTTTCAAAGAATGGTCCCTTAAGTGGTGCCTTGGCTCTAGCCCAAGCCATGCCTTCAGCTATATCCAATCCATAATATTCCATCAATCTTTCCATACGAACTTCTTCGCTTTTTACGAGACCAGTTTTTTTACCAGCTACCCTAGCTTTAAAATAATCTTTTACCATAGCATCGTATGTTCCTACAGCTAAGTGATTCATCCAATTAGTCCAATAGTAAAGAAGATTAGCACGAAATACTATATTACCAAGCATACTAGAATCTCCTTGGAATAGTGCATTCATTCTTTCCATAGCTGCTACATCACCAGCTTTTCGTATCTGCTGAGTAATAATCATAGCTCGGGTTTTATCTATTTTACCAATTTTAAAGTCTTTATGTATAGACTTTCCAACCATTAAAATACCAGCTCCAATCACTTTTGGAATTGCTTTACCATACGCTCTTGCTCCACCATTATATAATGGTAATGCAGCTTCTGGAAGAGAGGCTACTGTTGCCAATGGCAAAAGAGCTGCGTTTAAAAAGTTAGTGGTCCATCTTTGAGTTTTTATCCATCCTTTATGTCCACCCATCTTATATGCACCCTGCATAGCTTCTGCTAATCTTAAAGTACGTTCTACTACATAGGCTGGTACTTCATATCCTTTTGCACTTGATTCTCTGACTCCATCAATTATACCTTTATACAACAATTCATTATGTTCACCGTACATTCTTGCCCATTCTACTCTATTGGATGTTTCTTCAATATAGAATTGTAATCCTTTATATGGATCATTTTTCATATATTTTTCAAATGTTTCTACGGGTAAATCTCTTAAAATTCTTTGATGATCAACTCCGCTAGCTTTTCTGGCTATAGCTTTTATTTCTGGCATACTTTCTTTACCAGTCATATTCATTATATCAGCAAGCATAGCCTCAGCTCTGTTGCTAGCCATAGTTCGTCCTTCACCTATAATATTCATAGCCATTTGATCAGCCATAGCTGCAGCTCCACCAGGACCATACGCACCATGTTTACCTTCAAATTCTTTTGCTATTTTAGGAGTTTCAAGAAACTCTGTAAGATCTTTTATAAATTGATCTAAATTTTTACTTATAAATCTTTGGTTCCATGCTTGAGGAAAATAGTTTGCAATTGTTTCATGATCAGGAAATACTTCTTTAATATAATCATCCATTCTGCGAATAAGTTCTTGAGTTTCTTTTACGAGCTCACCTAATTTTCCTTTTGGTACGGGACCTTGGCCTCTAATTGCTCTGGCTATTTTTAGTCCATCTTTTGCAGACATTATTTTACCACCGTACCTAACAAACTGTTGTACACCAGGTAAGTACGTAGGTCTTACAGCTTTAAATATTTCATTCAATCCTTTGAATCCATTATTTTCTAATGTAGCTGTCATGAAAGTTCCAATTCTATTTGCTTTTTCAGTATGAACAGAATCTACTGTTCTTGGTCTACGAGCAACTCCCTTAGTATCATATATAGCAAGATGTAAAGCTGGGGCTACAAAACCATCAACTACTTTTGCATATGTAGGAGATATTTGTCTAACTTTATTTAATAAGCTTATAGATTTATAAGTTGTACCTTGAATAAATTTTGAAAATAATCCTTGTTGTCTGGTCAGCAATCCTCTATATTTAGGAAGAGGATCTCCAGGTTTAAATTGTCCTCTGGATGGATCTCCTAAATATTCCATTAATTCTCCTGTATTATCAGGTATATATTTTGCTCCTAAGGATGTAAATTTTCCTTCCCAACCACCTTCTTCTTTCCACATTTCTTTGGTAACATCAAAAATATCTAAAGGACTTTCAGATTCTTTAGGAGATAAGGTTTTTACTTCCTTGGGACCTTTAGCAATTTCTTTAGCTATTTTTGTAGCGTCCCTTTCAGCTGCCTCAGTCTTTTTCATTGCTTTGAAAGCTTCGGGAGTAATTTTTACTCCTGTAATTTCTTCTGGCATAAGATCACGATTTTTAAATATGCTATCTTCATATTTAAGTCTTTTAGCCAACCCTGATTCAAGAACTAACTTTCCAGTTTGTCCTTTTTCCATTAATTGATAAACTTCAAATTTGGAAAAGAATGTCTTTCCTTTAGATACGATTCCTTTAGAAGAAACACCTACAGTTGGATCTGAATAACCCTTATCTCTAGCTTTCATTTTAGCATCTACTAAACTTTCTCCTTTAAGAGCAGAAAAGATTGTACTTGTACCATCCTTTTCTCCTCGTACAGCAGGCCTAGCTTCTTCAAGTATTTTAATAGCCATTTCTTGAGTAATCTCTGGAGCTAATTGTTTATTAGATGTTTTTCTTTCTTTAAGTATTTCCGTAAATTCTGCTAAGTTTGCAAATTTTATTTCTGCATCTGCTTTTGTCTTAGCATAAATTTTTTTACTTACACTTACTGGGGGTTTAGCATATTTACCTATTTCAGGTTGTGGGGGTTTGTCAAACTCGTTTAAATATTTTATATAATATTTTTCTAATGCTCTATCGGTATAAGGTTTATTAGTTCTTGGGTTTAAATATCTGTCAAAAGTAGATATAAATTCACCAGGAGAAGCTAATCTTTTTTCCCAAGGATCCACCTTTGGTGCAGCTTCTTCCACAGTTATCTCTATTTTATCTTCTATAATTTCATCTCCCTTTTTACCTTTTTTAGCTATGTGATTTTGCATTGCATAAGTATATAGTTCTCGGGAAGCTTCTAAATTGTATTCATGTCCTCTTCCTTTTTTATCTAAACTTCTTATGTATTCTGTATCCCAAGTTTTAAAATCTATTATATTTTTTGGATCTTCATAAAATTTTCTTCCTAGAGGAAGACCTACATCGGTACCTGGGATATTTATAGGTTTGGCAGGTATTTTATCTACCATAGCTTTAGTTGCTGCTGTTGCTCCTTTGATTCCATATATTGGAGTTAACAAAGAAATAAGTTCTCCTAAGGTTCTTACTGAAGTAGCTAAGGCTGCACTATTGGTAGCTTCAAATACTTGGTCAGCCTTTTTTTGAAAGTGTCCACTTATGGGTTCAATAATACTTTCGTGGAATAAATGTTGAAATCTTTCACCCGCCTCAGTTTGAGCAGCAAAGGGCTTTACACCAAGAAAACTTACATTTGCTGCATTTTCTAGTACTTTATTAAATTCGTCGGGAAATGCGTCAAGCTCTCCTTTTAAGGCTGATACAATACCAGATTTAACTGTGGCATAAGGGGTAGCTATTCCAAATTGAAGACCTGCTTTTACAAAACCTTCAACAGTACCTGGCATAGCTGCTAATATATTTAAAGGTGTACGACCACCTTCAGGACCAGTGTATCCTCCAACGTCCCCTCCTTGAGAAGGAAGGTAAGGATTTGCTTGGGGCAAATAGGGATTTACACTAGGAGCAGTACTAGTGGAAGGTAGATAAGGATTTCCTGAAATATTGGGTTGTGATTTTGTACTTTTCGTATCTACATCTAAATATGGATTAATCAATTTTTATCACCTGGGCAATGAAGTAACCATATTATTAAACATTTGATTAGCAATATTTTGAGCCTCTTCTTCAGACTTAAGGTGTATAGCCTCTTTTAACATGTCAATATAAATATCACGACTCATTGGTATTCCACCTGGACCTTTAAAAGTTCCAAGTTGAGCTGAAGGAGCATAAGTATAAACATCACCACTTCCTAAACCCTTTGCGTCAAAACCAACTTCAGCAGTTTGAAGTGATTTTCTCATAAAATCATTTAATACCTGAGCATCAGCCATTGGATCACCACTGTCTGTCATTGCACTTTCTAAAAGTTGAGATAAATTAGTATTTGCTGATTCCCACTTGTCTGCTGTTCTTTTTCCAGTATCAGTAACTTCTGCTGTCTCAGGAAAAGTTCCCCAAATTTGTTCCAGCATAAGGTCAGTTTTTTGACCCCCGACAGTTGTTAACTTTCCTTGTATGTCTACTGCGTCTTTAAGACTAGGAGCTTTTGCTGCTAGTTTAGCTTGTTCTTCTCTGCCTATCTTAGACATTCTACCCATAACATCTGTAGTAAACTTAAGAGCCCCTATACTTTCTTTTGTTAGTGGGTCTCCTTGCGACATGCCACCAGGAAGACCTCCATCAGGTCTAATTATTCCATCTTCCTGTCTATCTTCCTCTCCTAAAGTACCGTCCATTTGCCAACTTTGTATATATCCATCATAGACTTGATTTATTCTACCCATAGCCTGATTTACTTGATCAGGGGTTAAGTCAGGATTATTTACAACATTTGTTAATTCTGTTAGCAAAGGATCTAATCTGAGATATATCATATCAGCTTCCTTCGTAGCTAGTTCAAAACTATTACCAAGTGCTGCTGCTCTTTCTCTTATAGCTACATTAGCAACAAAACCTTCCCTATCGTTAGTTATATATTCATTCAATGCCCTAGCTTCATGCATTTCATTGTCCCTTGCCCACGCACGTAAATCAGCATCTTTATATAATTCAGATAACATAAGATTTGCTTGTTCATTACTGAGATCTAGGCTTTCTACTCGTCCAGGACGAAGAGCTTCTTCTGTCCTAGTAGCAGCATTTATATTTCTAGTAGCGGCCTCAGTGTGTCGTATACCTGCTATGTGTTGACCTATTGTTTCTAATGCCATTTTATATCTCCGTTATTTAAACCAAGTCAGCCAGCGTACCAGCTACCTTAGTTCCAAGTTCTCCCAGTGAGGCCAGACCAACATCTGGTTCTCGTACTTCCCGTGCTTGTAATTCTTGAATTCTTGCTTGCATTCCCTCAGCACCTGCGCCAATAGATTTCCAGTAATCTCTTTCTTCACCAATAAATTTACTTTCAAGATCCATTAAGCCTCTAACCACCGTCTCAGCACCAAAACCCGATTCAGCTGGATTGTGTCCTTGAGCAATCATTAGCCTTGTTAATCTGTCGCTTTCTCTCTGTAAGGCAGCTTCGTAAGTCTTAGGTAATTCTCCCCTAGCCAAAGCTTCTTGTTGCTTCTTAGCTTCTGCAGCATAAAAATCTGCAAATTCATCTTGATATTTAGATAAATTTTCTTGTGTAGCTTCTATTTGCTGTTGTCTTATATCACCTTCATATGCGGAGAATCCAGCACCAACAAGTTCTTCAATCTTTTCTCTATCAAAAGTAAATCCCTGTTTTAAAGCTCCTGGCTGAACAGATGTAGGACTTTTGTATTGTGGTACACCACCAGTGTGTCCCGTTATAACGCCTTGTCCTACTGATTTTAATCCACCAGACAAAGAACCAGTAGTTGCCTTCAAACCTGACCCCGATGCTTGTACTTGTCCTAAGAGAGGTAAATTTTTACCAGCAGCAGTTCCAAAACCTCGTTGTGCTGCTTGAAGCATTCCAGCACTTGGGGCTGCTAAACCGCTCAACATAGTTGTAGTTCCAGCACCAGTACCAGACATTCCCATTATTCCTGCTGCTCTTCCACCAAATTGTACCGCACTACCACTAGCACCTGCAGCACCACCAAATCCACCAAGTCCACCAGCAGCAAGTTTACCACCAGCAAAACCAGTCAATCCTCCAATAAGTGCTCCCTTAAGACCTCCGCCAGAAATTGCCCCACCTATCGCTCCGCCTATACCAGCACCAGCTGCTGCCGAAATACCCAAAGGCCCAGCAAGGGCAAACCCAGCAATTGGCAAAATTATTGGTGCTGCTTTTTTAAAGAACTTAGTAATTCCACTGAAGAATCCGTATTGTGGACCACACCCAAATTTGTGAAAATCTACCCAATATTTAATAATCATAGTTCATTTCTCTGTTGTTTTATTGTAATTTCCATTTTATATTGTATACCAATTAGTTGCGTCTGCCGCTATATATCTTCTTGTTGCGCCTTCTCCAAGTGGTGTACCATCTACTGCATTTGCTGAACCACCATTTATAGCATCATCAGTGTTAGGCCATATTTGTATGTCTTGACCAGCGTCAGCATTTATAATTAAAATTTCTAATCCAGCTGATGCTGTTGGTAATTTAACCCCATCATTATCAGTACCAACTGTTGTTACTCTATTTATATCTTTAGTTAAAGCTGTTGCTCCAGCTTGAGTTTGAGTAGCACCAGCAGTTATGGAATCAGTTACTGATTTAGTAAAATTTCCTCCAGCAGTAACCCCAGTATGTTGAGCAGCAGTTAAATGGTATCTCTCCCCACTACTTCCACCTTGATGTGTCTGTAAACTATTATGAGTACGAGTTGCTATGGACGTAATATTAGAATTCGTAAAATTTAATCCATTAAAATAACCTAACTGACCCTCTTGTGCTCCTCCTAATTGGTTACTTAATCTTTCAAAATATCTCTTCCATTGAGGAGATTCAATTGGTGTATGTAAAGGAGGAGGTCCTAAAGCCATTAATTATCTCCCTCAGCATATCTACCTTGCTCTACTCCCATCTCTAAACCTTCTAATCTAAGTGGTGTATTGGCTGTGTGTGCTAATCTAAATGCTCGTCTGTGAAATCTTCCCAAAGCAACTAGTCTTGGAAAAGTATTATTCATATCTACAGTTCTAGAGGCTGCATAATTATTATAATCATCATCTGACCAATCTATAGTTATTGGAGAAGATGCAGATTGTATATCTCCTATAACACCTAATCTATATAAAAATTTAGGTTTAGTTGATTGAAAATCTATTCTACTAGTCAGCATTTCTACTTTAATATCATTTGTTGAATCTTGGTGAATATCAATATCCATATTATATATTTTACCGTTATCTTCATCTAATAAAAATTTCTTATCAGCGTCTTCACAAAAATCCATACCTGTAAAATAAGTTTCGGTAGTTCCATCAAAAGATGTCCATTCATGCCAGGTACCATCTCTTATATCACATACTAAAGTTTTAGCTGTATTTTTAAGAGTTAATATATAAAATTGGTGTCCCGCGATTCTCATACCATACGCATAAGCATCTGCTATACCATTTCCACCACCGTTAGCTTCTTCATCAATCAAACGTTCTACGGGCTTGGTACTAATAGTTTTTAAATCATTTCCCTCAAGCATCATAACAGACTTACCACCACTACGTCCCTGAGCTAACCATATTACTGTATTCTCTCCTGAAAAAATAGTATCTCCATTAGCACAACCGTAGCGAATTGCTATACCTTCTACTGGGCTTAGAGTTGATCCCGATGCATTACCAGCATTAAAGAAAAATTCTGTAGACCATTCATTAAATGCTACAACAAAGTTTAGATGCTTTGCTATTCCAACCCCTAAATCAGGTTCCAATGAAGAAGTAAGAACACTGTTTGCATTCCAACTAGTTGGGTCATTTACATCAGCATGAAAGATTTGATTAGTGGAACCCTTCATTACACAAATAAATCCATCTATATTTACTATACCCGATACTAATCCAGTTGGTATATCAGCATCAGTCTGTTTTGTCATTGTACCATCTGCAGCAACTGTCCATATTTTATCAGCTACTCTAAATACAAGTCTTGGTGTTCC